CCGGATCAGTTTCCCGGACCGCCACCCAACACGTCGGCGAGTTTCAGTTCGTCGACCAGCCAGTTGAGGAAACGAAGGAACTCGTCGGTCGGGACGGTCGGATCGGTACCGACCGTTTCGATGATCCGGTCGCCGACCATGGCGTCGAGAAGCTCCATGAGCGCTTCGAGGTCACCGGACGCCAACCCTTGCAGCGTCTCCGGGGACACCTGCTTCGACCTGGCGAACACTTGCCGGGCGGTCAGCCGGACAGGGATGCGATACCTGCGGCGGATCCGGTGGCCGTCTTCGTCGACGAGGTAGCTGATGTGGACTCCGTCGTCGTCATCAACGAGTTCGTGTTCCCAGCCGATTTCGTAGACGGTGACGAGTTTCTCTGCGGTCATGCCGCAGACCGTTGCGGCTAGACGCTGTTAGCGAAAACGCTAACGGCTGCGGCCACCCAGACTTGCCAACGCCTGTCTCTGCGCCTGGAAGAAGAAGACCGAGATCAGACACGTGAGAAGGCTGCCGGTGAGATACGCCCAGTTGCCGTTCACGATCGTGACGACCACGGCGACGGTCCCGCCGACGACGAGACCAGCGGTGAGCCCCATGCTTGCGAAGAGAGACACCTTGATAGCTAGTGGCACCAGCAGGACCAGAGATACGGCGAACACGACACCATGCCACCAGGAGGATCCGATGCCCGTCTCGAAACGCATGTTGAAGTACACGCTCGCAGCGATGCCGAGCACAGATCCGTAGAAGTACGAGCCGTTAGTTTGCGGCGACCGCATCCAGCCAGATTAGGCGATGACAGAGACCTTGTAGCCGGCCGGCAACGTGGCGCCCTCGAGCACACGAACCGTCATCGGCACCTCGGTGTAGTTCTCACGGTCGAACGCCATGTTCACACCGTTAGTGACGACACCGTTCTCGACGACGATCAAGCACTCGTCGCCGCCGGACCACGGGCCGACGATGGCGAACGACAACACTTCGGCGGCGGTCGTGCTCGACGGGGTCAACGTGCCGGAGGTGACGGCACCGTGAGCGGCGCGGCGGATCGCTTCGAGAGTGACTTCACGGCAGGTGGTCTCGAGGGTGGTCTCCCAGCGGGACACGGCGACGGCGAGCGTGCGGGCGGCCTGCTGGCTATTCGCTTCGACGATCGTCGGCGTGTCGGTGAGGGTGACGGCGGAAGTGGTGTGGCCGACCTCGGTCCAGTCTTCGAGGGTGCCGGCCTTGAGAGCAGCCAGGTCGGCGGCGACGGGGAGGCTCGAGCCGGAGGCGGCGACGAAGATTCGGGCCGGGCCCTGGACGAGGTTCGTGGTGACAGCGGACATTTCTACTCCTGGGGGTCGTGGGGGTTGCCCGCCGGGGACTGTTGCTGCCTGCCGAAAAAGGGCCGTGTCAACCCTTGCCGCCCGTTCTTATGCGCCCACGGTTCGAGCCGTCACAGTCAAGTGACAACCCAACCAGTGCAAAAAGGAGCACCAATGAAAGCCAGTACCGAAACCATCTCCTACATCGTCGGAGACGCAATCAGCCGGCACCAGGCCAACTTCATCACTCTCGCCGTCTGGTACCTCGACCAGGACGAGACGCCCGGTGATGCGTTTGTGTATGCCGGATCCGGCAACAACAACGACTACGTCGAAGAGTTCTCCAACCGGGTCGCAGTTGTGACCGCCATGATGGGCCGCTGTGCCGACCTGGCTATCGACATCCTGAACTTCAAGACGGGACCTGTCGTTTCCGTGACCGAAGACGGCGAGAACTGCGAAATCTTCGCCACACCTGAACTCGTCATGTGACGACCTCTCGTCGACAGTCAGACCCCCGCTTCGGCGGGGGTCTTTCTTTTTAGTCCGCTATCCGCAGATCAACCGTCAACGTGATCACAGCGTTACCTGCATCGTCCGTTGCTCTAGTCATCGCCACCACCTCAGCGTCGACCAGGCGTGCGCCCGACGTCGACACATGCGAAGACGCGCGGACCGCGGTGACGATGTTCGAGGCGACCTGGTGGGCGGCCTGATAGTCCGGATAGTCGGAACCGACGCCGGTGCGGCCGGCGATGCAGTAGATCGTGACCGTCCAGTCGTACACGGTGTCGATCCCACCCGGGTCGGCGACCGGCGCACCGGTGGCGTTGACGACAGCGACAGCGGGCAGCTGAGCGCTCTCCGACAGCAGCGATGAGATGCGTGATGCGATCCCCGCTAACGACGGCTGCGCTTTCAGCCAGCCGATCACAAAGGAAACGGGCTCGTGGTTCACGACTCGAACCCTCCCGGCTCGACGGTGTACGAAATCCCGAGCGCCTTCATCGCTTTCGTCCACGGGCGCGTCGGCGCCGGCTTCGTCGGATGGGGCCGCTTCTTACGTGACTTGGCGTTCGCCGGTCTCGGCACGAGCGGCTTCTTCTTCGCCCAGTGCGGAGCGGCATACCAGATCTCTTGTACGCCGGTCGCAGCACCCGAACCGAGGACAAGCTCGGGCCCGTCCGGAGTGTCCTCAACACGGTGACCCATCGACTGCATCAACGCACCAGTGTCCACACCGGAATGCGGGACAGCGTGCCCGACGATCGTGAACCCCAACCGGTCAAGGAACCGGCGGAACTCCGACGAGCCGAGCAGCTGCCGCTCAGCAAGCTCGTCGTATTCGATCGAGACGTCGTCCATCAGTTCGACACCTCACAGTCGACACTCACATGATGCGTCCCACCGAACGGGCTGGGACGCTCCACAACCGTCTGAACCCGATAGACGACCCCAGGCCGGTCCGGCACTTCGAGCACGTCAGTGACTCGAACGTCAGTCCCGGCCGGCAACAGCGCCTTCACCTGCGAACCGAGAACGATGCGACCGTCCGCGGTCGCCGTGATCGTCCTCGTAAAGATGTGTCCGGTCACCGTCGCTACCGTCGTCAGTGCGCCAGTGACCGGACGGCCCTCAACGTCCGTCGACGTCGAGGAATGCCGCTTCACATGAATAGATCGGCCGCCGATCACAACGCCACCCGCCGATACCGCAACGCCAACGTCACGCAACGCCCACCCAAATCCGAGGCGAACGCATAACGGATCGGAAGCGCTGTGCCATCAGCGGAAGTCGTCATCCCATACGCCATCACCGTCGAGTATTCGCCGGCAACATTCACCGAAGACACACCCTGCGGCAGAGCTGACAGCTGCGGATCATGCAGCGTCAACACGCCCCAAGCGATCGCCTCAGCCAAACCGGCCGGCACCGTCTCATCCGTATAGCCCTCCGCCGTCCCCTCATCGAGAACAAGCGTCCGACCGAGCAACACCTCGAGACGGGCGACGACACGCGCCTCCAGATCAGCGAACGACTCAGGTGCAGCCGCACCGGTGATCAGAGTGAACCGAGACGACGTCAACAGCATGCCGCAGACCGTTGCTGCCCAAACATAGAGAAAGACCCCCAGGACAAGCCCGGGGGTCTCTCTCACGCACTAGGCGTTAGCCGAATCACTCGGCCGGAGCGGCCTCGACACCCTTCACGAAGGCGGCGGGGCGGATGTTGGCGAGAGCGAGCTTCGCCGACACCTTCACGACCACACCGTCCTTGACGAAGTAGTCGTCGTGGCTGTTCGAGGTTTCGACCTCGATGCCCTGGCGGGAGCGGACGCTCACAGCCTGGGTGGAACCGACGAGGAAGTTCACGCCTTCCGGCATCCGGTACGAGGTCACGATGCGAAGACCGAACAGAGTGTTCGGACCGCCGACGAACACGCCGGCGCCACCGTTCTCGGGGAGAGCGACCAGGTCGATCGCTTCACGGATCTGCGGGGTGACGACCACGAGGTCGGCCGGCAAGCCAGCCAACTCGGCCTTCGTCTTCGCCTTGCGGATAGCGGCGAGAACGGACGAACCGGTCTCGTACTCTTCGGTTTGCGCACCGGCCACGATCGAACCGACAGCCGACGCCGAACCAGAAAGCAGCTGCTCTTCGATCGCCTCACGGACGCCGCGGACGCCGTCACGGTTGATAAGAGCGGCGACAGCCGGGTCATCAGCGAGAGCGTCGGTCGAGACGACCATGTGATGGGCGACCTTGGAGACAACAGCGAACTGAGAGCTCCAGGTGAGGTCCGACTTGCCGGAAGCCGCCAACTGGCCGACGGTGCCGGCGTTGTTGGTGAAAGCGTCCTGACGGAAGTAGCGGACGACATCGCTCGAAGTCGGGATGACGGGGAGAAGGTCGACAACGCTGGTCGGGAGGGTCGGGAGACCGTAGATGCCGGGGTCGGTGTCGAGGCTGATCCACGGCTGCGCACCGACGGTGCCGGGCGTGCCGGTGAAGATGTCTCGCTCGACGACAGTGGAGGAACCGACCGGCTGCGAAAGCACCCGGGTGGCGACGATGTCGTCACCGAGAGTGGTGGCCCGAGGGGTCACGATCTCGACTTTGGCGGTGCCTTCCTGACGGTCCAGGACGGACAGTTCCGACTCGATGCTGCGCATCTTGGCGGTCACGGTGATGAGTTCCTCAGCGCCAGTGTCGGTGCTGCGGAGGTCGGCCGCGCGGGCGGCCAGCTGGTTGAACTCTGCGACGAGTTCGTCACGCTTCTGCATGATGATTGCTCCTTGTGGGTTAGGTATTGCTGACGGGGACGGGTGCTCTCTCGTGCGGTCGCTACCGTCGGCGTTCCCTCACAAGGGTTTGCCGAGATCGAGCTCTGCTCTACCGCAGGCGGTTGAGCAGTGACTTGAGCCGGGCTTGCCGGTTCTCGCCGTCGGCGACTGTTGCTGCATCGTCGGAAGGTTCGTCAGCCGGTGTGTCTTCGACGGGTTCGCCGGTCTTGAAGCGGCGGCAGCATTCGCAGTGGGCGTCACCGTCGGTTGTGTCGGCCGCGGTGTCGGTGCCGGTTTCGATTTCCGTGGCCTCTGAGGTGGTGACGTCACCTTCGATGGTGGCTTCGAGGGAGCGGATGCTGCGTTCCAGGCTGATGAGCGCTCCCCTGCTTGACGGTGTCGGCGTCAACGACAGTTCGACGACTTCGACGTCGGTGTAGGTGGGGATGCCGTCACGGCGTTCCGCTTCCCAGCCGAGGAACCCGATGGAGACGCCGTTGAGGAAGCCGGTGGCGACGAGGAGTTCAGCTTCACGAGCTTCGTCGGTGTCGGCGAACACGAAGCCGGCGACGGGGCCCTGGTCGCTGATCGACCATTCGATGACACGACCTACGGGGAAGCGGTCGGCGTCGTGGAAGAGGATGATCGGGATGCCGGCTTCGGTGGGTTCCCGGAAGGCGCTGTTGTCGATGGTGGTGCCGTGCCGGTCGATGGTGGTGGTGTCGTAGGCGAGGGCTCGGTAGATGCGGCGGCCGTTTTCGTCGTGGCGTGCGCCGGCGGTGATGGTGGTGTTGCGGGTGTCGAGGACGATGCCGTCACGTCGGACGAGCTGGCCGGAGGTCTCCATGCCCGGGACCGTTGCTGCCGGCGTCTCCCGTTTCGGTATAGGTGATCGGGAGTCGGGCCGGGCTGGTGGTCGCTACGTTCGAGATATGCGAATGTTCGCCCTTGCTGGAGTCCTTCTACTTGCTGCCTGTTCATCTGGTGGCGACTCGGAATCTGCCGAGTCCGTGGTGCCGTCGACCACTACGAAGGCGGCCACTACGACGGTCGCGCCGACGACAACTGTCGATCCTCTCGATTCGGCGATGACCGCCGCCGGCTATCCGGAGCTCACGTCTGCGGAGCGCGGCGCCCTCGAGGACTACTGCGACTTCTTCAGCACAGGAGACGTTGAAGCGATCAATGCTGGAGCCAAGAACAGCGAGCTTCTGACGACAGCATTCGAGGTGTTGTGCCCCGAGAACGTTGAGCTGGTCGGCCAGTTGTTCATGCCGAACGGAGATCCGGTGTTCCCTGGCTACCCGCTGATCGTCGACATTTCGACTGTTGACCGTCGTATTCGAAGTTCGTTTGACGACAAGGTTGTTGATGGGCAGTTGGTGGCGTTGGCTCCGGGCGTGTACACCGCTTTCAACCCGAACGTCCCGGATCTGGCCGGCTATCTGACTGGTCCGTCGTCCGGTGACTGCATCATGCGGAACACGTACTTCCCGAGCACTGGTGGTTCGTGTTGGGATGGTGTCCAGAAGGGCACGGCCGAGCCCTGAGAGGCTCAATGACGAACTCCCCGTAGTTGGGCGCGCCCGCTCAACTAGATGCCCAGCTCGAGCTCCGGCGGTGCCTCAATGTGTTGCTCAGCGGCTTTGTACGGTGATTCAGGCGTCGGCATCTGAGGACGCACGCCCTTCAGCGCATCGGCGATAGTGAGGATCTGGATCTTCGGGAAGGAGTTGCCCGAGTAGTGCTCGTACAGTCCAGCCGACTGGGCCTCCTGGATCATCCCCTTGGTCGGCTCCGTCAAACAGATGAACAACCCCATGGGAGCACCCACACGTTGGACGGTCCCCACGAGGTCTCGGATCATGGAGGGATTCAGCTTTTCTCCCCCCTTCACGGACACGATGACGTCGCCAAGTTCCGTTGGCGTGTCCCAGAAGCGAACCTTCCCGTCGATCCCCTTGTCACCCACCTGCTTGTCGTTTGGATGACCGCCGATCAAGGTGACGGCCCAACGCTCAAAGTCAAAGGCATTCGTCTGAAAGAGCTGACGTGCGGAGGCAACGTCTGCCGGCACACCATGGAGCTCAAACTCACACTCGCTTCCAAACATGTTCCTCATTCGCTCCCGGATCAGGTTCACTGCCAGGAACGTGATGTCGATACCGATCCACTGACGACCCAACGCCTGGGCGGCTGCAACTGCTGTGCCACACCCACAGAACGGGTCCAGAACTACGCCGCCTTCGGGACATGAGGATCGAACAACTCTCTCTAGGAGAGCGAGAGGCTTCTGAGTCGGATAGCCAAGTCGCTCTTTCGACATGTTGTTGATGGTCGGGATGTCCCAATAGTCAGGAGCCTTCTTGTCTTGACCCTTCAGTCGATTCGACGTCGCTGGAACTCGATCCGCCTCGAAGTACTGTCCGTCCGGCTTTCGGGAGTACCAGAGAAGGTCATCGTGCTTTCGTGGCCAGTACCGGTTGGAGCTTCCGCCCAACCCGTAAAGCCAGACCACGTTGTTGAGGAAGTTTTCGGGCCCGAAGATCGAATCCATGAGCACCTTGAGGTAGTGCGCTGCCGACATGTCACAGTGCAGGTAGATGCTTCCTGTCGGCTTGAGGACTCGCCTGAGTTCCACTAGGCGGGGCGCCATCATCACGATGTAGCTCATCATGTCTGACTGGCCGAGAATCTTGTAGAGAGCTGTGAGGGTGTCCGAAACTCGGGGTGCCGCTGTCTCCTGCAGTTGCTTCAGTAGTTGGGCGTCATCGTTGCCCCATGTCCACGTGTCGGTGAATGCCAGGATCTGGGGGTTGTCAGCACCGGCTGATGGGGCGTCCTTTTGCTTGAAGAGGATGTTGTAGTTGCGGTCCGAGTTGAACGGCGGGTCGAGGTAGACGAGGTCCACCGACTCGTCCTTGATGTACTTCTTGAGGACGTTGAGGTTGTCGCCGTAATAGAGCCGGTTCACAATGGCCAAAGTACTACGGGGCTGTCACACGGCTAATACATCGGCCGGCGGCGACTACCCGGGCCACGAGACATGAAACCAACCGCCAACACGATCAGGCCGAACAAGATCAACCCGACCCCAACGAGCCAGCCCGGCACCACACCCGAATCGTCAGCGAAACACATCACCGCTGACACACGCCGGCCACCAACCGCATCGAACGACACCGTGTTGCAGTCCTCAGTGAACAAGATCCGGAACCCGTTCACGATCGCAAACCCGGCGACCACTACTGCGATCAGTTTTTTCACAGCTTCACCAGTCTCTCTCCGCACTTGGCGCAGAAGTTCGACGTCGACGGGTTCTTCACACCGCACTGCCCGCAGAACACGCCACCCTCGTCCGGCATCTGAACATCGTCGTAGCCTTCGAAACGTCGGCTGAAACTCTCAGCCTGCTCCCGCTCTTGCTCCTCCTCCAGCGAGGCGACACGGGCGAGAACCTTCTTCGACGAATCCGTCTCGTACACCCATTCGCCGAACTCTCCGCCCGAGAGCTGACGGTTCAGGTAAACCATCATCTGCTCAGCCGGACTTCGAGGCACAGCCCATCCCCAGATGACAGACGAGCCGCTAGTCACCGGGCGGGAGCGATCCAGCGGCTGTGCGCCGGGGAACCCGACGATCGAGTTCGGCGAAGGCCTCTTCGAAATGACAACCACCAACTGCAAGTAGTCGTCAGGAGGGGGTCGCCGAACGGGGACCGCCTGATTTCTCGAGACGAGGCTGATCATGTCGACCCATCGGAGATCTAAGCCGATCATCGTGTAAGCGTTGAGACTTGCTCCGCCCCAAGCGATGTACGAGTCCGTGAGGAGCAACGCACCCCAGTAGTAGTCCTCGAAGTTCCTCTTGATTCGGGTCTCCCGAACCAGTTCATCCATGTTCGCTGCATGCCAGTGGCTGAGTGCCGGCATCGCAAGCTTCGAACGCTGGTACAGCCAGCTGTCCCGCATGTAGCTCGCCGAGTTCCAAAGCTTGTCCTCGTTGTAAGGATGCTTGCCGCCCACGAGATGATCGTAGTGACGTTGAAAACGGATGCTGGCAGTGTCCGAATCGGCTCGCCTAACAGTGTGACCTAGTCGAGCACAGGGATAAGACGACAGCGGCAGTTCACAACTTCAGACGCCGGCAACACCGTGTCATGCGGACCGTCAGCAGCGACGCCACCCACCGTGAACTTCTCGTCGAACCGGATCGTCGTCCCGTTCAACATCTGATGTGAACTCCGAGTCCGGTTATCCCCGACCGAATACCAGCGTTTCCGTTCGACGCCGGCATCCTTCATCTGTCGGTACGACACTTCGTTCATGAGGCCGGACAGTTCGGTGCGGGCGACACGTTCCGCCCGGTCGGGCCCGACGAGCGCTTCGACCCGGGCGATCGCACCGTCGACCGATTCGCCAGCCTGATACGCCGCCTGGATCGCCTCGGTGACGTCGTCGACGATCTGACGGGTCCACCCGGGATATGACGTCGACCCGTTCACGAGCCTGTCGAGACGGTTCGCCCCAATCTCCCGCCACACGTCTTTCACAGCGTCAGAGAGTGAGACGTCAAGTGCGTCTGCGACAACCTCGCCGATCACAGTGGACGCATCGGCGAACAAGCCGCCCAGGTCGGCGAGCAGCTCACTGTTCCGTGCGTCGACGTCGACGATCTCGTCTGCTGTCACCTGCGGGACCGGCGTCTCAGAGCCGTCCGCACGGTTCACGCCGGCGCGGCGACGCAACCCGCCTGCGATCTGACTGGCGAGACGAGCGTGATAGCGGGTGGCGTAGACGTTCAGCTGCTCCTCAAACGTGGCGGCGGCCCGGTCGAGACGGTCGGAGAACTCGTCGCCCTGGATTGAGCGGCGACCAGCTAAAGGGGTGGCATCTCTGCTGACCCCTCTCCCCTCGTCCAAGACAGGCTCTGCAGGCGGCTCCTCGGTGACGGCCTCTACGGGCGGCAAGCCGAGCAGTTCCCGCGCCTCGTTGATTGACACGATGCCGGCGGCGACAAGCGACGCGGCGCGTGTAGCGACCTCGTCGAGACCTTCGTTCAGGGCGGCGACGTTCGACGTGTCAACCCACAACACGTAGCCGAGGCGGCGGGCCTGCTGGTTCAGCGTGGCGCAGATCAAGTTCAAGATAGGGAGAACGGTCGCCTGGTAGTAGGCGGCGAGTTCGACACGCTGGTTCTCATAGGTGCGGTTCCCGCCGATCCCGAGAACCGACTCAGGGGCACGCCACACAGCGAGGATCTCACGCCGCGCGTTCTCTGCAATCTCCACCCAGCCGGCGGAAAGGGCGGGCGCGCCGAGTGGCTGATACGACGTCGAAGCGTTCAAGACGAGCACACGACCCTTCCTGGTCGTGTCAGACGCTTTCTCGTTGATACGTCGTTCCGCCTCCTCGATCTCTGACTGGTCGAGATCGGCACCATCGACCGGCGACGTGATCGACAGAACACCCGCCGGCATGCCGTCGTTGACAAGGATGCTCTTGGTGGCTTGCCGTTGATAGTGGAGCACGTCGACGGGAAGACCGGCCGCTTGGATCGGCGGGTTCGCACGCAACGGGTTCTCCGGATGCGGAATGTAGACACGATGAAGAACCGAGCCGGCGATCGCACCGTCGCCGACAGCACGGCCAGCACCGTCGTAGGTGCCTCGCAGGTGGCCGGCGTCGTCGAGAACTCGATACCCGGCGACCAGCATCGGGGAGCCGTCAGCATGAGTCGATCCCATCCCGGCCGGCTGAATCTCCACGCGCCCACCGACAAGCGGGGTGAGTGTCTTGCGGGCCTCGATGATGTACGCCTCGCCGGTGTAGTTGAGCGAGTTGACGAGATGCTGACGGAACGCCACCGCTGACATTGAGACGGATGGGGCGACGTTGAGGGCGTAGCAGTAGTGGGAGCGGTCGGTGACGTCGTCGCCGGTGCCGAGCGCTTCCGCCATGATCGGCAGTTCGGCGGTGTTCGAACAGTCGGAGGCGATCGCCTGGGTGAGCGCTGCGACGATCGCTTCCCGATCGTGGCCGTCTCGGATCCCTCGAAGGCGGTCCCATGGTTGCCGGTAGACGGTCGCACCGTGTGTCACCGGGGAGAGCAGCGCAGCGTTCCGGCGGGTCGGGGTTGCTGTCGCCTTGTTCACGATGCGTTTCACTTCGACGACTCCTCTATGACGCTCAACCCGGACCAGGTGAGAGCTGCCCGGGTGGTGGCCGCTCCTCCGACGGTTGCTGCAGCGGCGATACCGATCCAGGTGTCGTAGTAGTGGGCGGCGAGGAGGCCGGCGAGGGTGGCGGCGCCGCTGATGGTGAGGATGGTGCCGGCGACTGCTGCGATGACGAGTCGTGCGGCGTACAGCGTGGTGAGGGCCTGTTTCACGGTGGGGACTGTTGCGGCGATGGCTAGGGATGCCAGAAAAGGAAAGGACCCCGCCGAAGCGGGGTCCTTGTGCCGGCTAGGTGTTGCCGTCAGGTCATTTGTCGGTCTGTAGTGCGTCGATGACCCGCTGGAACCTTTCCGTGTCCTTCTCTGACAGCAGCTCTTCGCTCAGTTTCAGGAACTCTTGAGCCGTGTACCTGATGAGGTCGACACGGTCGAAGACGAGGTCCGCGATGCTGTGGTAGCGGTCCGGGTCGAGTCCGAGTTCGCAGCAGATTTCTTCGAGCCGCTCTTCGGTGTTGCTTGGTGCCATGGTTTCTCCTTTGTCATGCAGCCGGAGCGTCCGGTCAGCGGTTCTTCACTCGCTTCTCGAACAATGCCCACTGTCTCAGCGACTCCTGAAACAGGGCTTCTGCTGCTTCCTTGATTTCGGCCTCTGACGTCAGTCCGCATTCGTACCGAACGAAGACTTCGTACGCCTCTTTGGTGCCACAGTCCGAGCAGATTTCGGTTTCGTTGTCCACCCTGGACAACGCACCGGGGTGGGCGCCCCGGTGCTCGTTGTTCGGGATTCCACCTCCGCATCTCGGGCAAGTGAATGGCTCCATGGTTTCTCCTTTCTCAAGCAGACGGGATTGTCTGCATGGACGAGAGTGGAGAACCCGGGAGGGGCCGCATACATCCGGGACCGGCCGTGATCAGGGCCTCCGTTTCGACTTCGAATGGACGCGGCGCACCTGCTCCGGGCGAAACGTCCGAAACTTCTCGTAACCCGGTCGGCCACCCCAACACGTCAAATACGACCCGGTCATCCAACGAAACACGAACCGGCCTGGCTCACCCTGCACGCTGAGCTCCGTACCCGGCTCCACGATCCGGCCGTTGATCTTCACGCAGCTCATTCGCCCATCATCTCCAACAAGACGACACACGCCATCGTCGACTTCAACGACTCCGACATCTGCCCTTCCGGGTTGTCCTCGATGAGCGGATCCTCAGGTGTCGACTCGAACAGCGAGTAGATCCCGATGTCGAGGTTCCGATCGACGACCGCTACGACATAGACGCGCTGACAGTCGTCTGTCGGTTCGTCGTTGTCGTCGAGCCGACGGGCAACACCGCCGCATTCCATGCCGATGTAACGAAAGTTGCCGAGCGTCTTGCGACGTTCGATCACGTCAGTGAAGCCGATCTCCGGTTCCGGGTAGGTGCCGATGATGTGAACGTCGCCTTCGACGTCGATCACAAACATTCGGGTGAAGCCAGCTTCGAATGGGTGTGGGGCTGCTAGCTGATGGAACGCGGACGTGGCCGCTTGTGTGGTTGTCATGCGCGCGACCGTGCATAGGTGCCGTCGTGTTGCATACGGACGGGTTACGCCATTCGAAGACGGAACGCTTTCTTCGTAACCGCGGAGATCGCATAGCGGACAGCGTCGACCGTGTGATCATCTTTCTTGACCGGGCGTTCCGGTGTGAGCGGCTGACCGTCATGTCCGACCGCCCAGCGATAGCCGATCAGTTCTCGCCACAAGACCGGGCAGGCGTTCTCGTCGATAGCGAACAGGTCCTGAGTGACGAGCGATTGGACGGCACGGATCCCGTCGAGGACGGAGCCGGCACGTTTGTCGGCGTCCTGGATCGGGATCCCCCACCGGCGCAACGCCCCGGACGTCTGCGGATAGTTCGTGTCCGAGATGACGATCCGAGGCTGCCACTGGTCGATGAGCGGTGAGAGGAGGTCTCGTACTGCTTCCGGTGTGGCGCACGGTTGGACGGCTTCGGCGATCGCATGCCATCGGTCGCCGCGCCGGCCGAGCACGACAGCAGCAGTCGGGTTCTCCGAACCAAGATCGAGGCCGATCACGACATCGTCGAAGGCGGCCGGCCAGACGTCGAGCCGGCTGCGAGTGTGACGGGCGATCGACAGCTCTTTGAACACGGCGCCGGCCGGCGTGAGGATCTCGCCGTAAATCTCCTGACGTCCGATGTCAGTACCGGCGTACATCGACAGGAGGTTCTGTTTCCACGCTTCATCGGTGTACGGGTTGTCAAGAGATGACGGCGGTGGCGATGGTGGCAACTGGCCGCCGGCGGCGCCACCAACGAACGACAGGCCTGGCATCGGAAGGATGTCCGGGTTCAAGTATTGATGCCAGAACCAGTTCCGTCCGTTAGGTGTCGTCGCACACAGCACTCGGGGAGGCTTCCCATCCGGGAGCGGCAGTCGGGTCAGCAGGTTGACCTGATGGAAGCTTGCTTCGTCCCAGAAGGCGACCTCGTCGGCGAGCGCCCCATGAAAGTTGTTGCCTCGAAGGCTGTCCGGTTTCTCCGCTGAGGCGAACCGGATCTCGGAGCCGTTAGCGAACCGCAACACCATTCGACCTGGTGCCGATCGGAACGCCGTCGACCACGATCCGCCCTGCAACGTGAACTCGAGGTTCGGCCGGCCGGTTGTCTCGTCGCCCATGATGTGCCAACGCAGGCCACCGGAACCGAGCGCCAAGATCTTCTCGGCGTCACCCCACGTCTGTGCAACCGCACCCCACGTCGTTCCCGGATATGTGAGCGCCTGGGTGAGCAGCCAGCGACACCCGTTCCATGTTTTCCCGACACCACGCCCGCCATACAAGACGCAGACCGTCCAGCCGCCCTTCGGGATTGTCTGATGCGGAAGTGGCCGCCACGTGACTGTCACTTCCCGTTTCATTCGTCCTCGCTTGACGTCTCCTCGACGATGCGGACGACGGTAAACCCGCCTGACTGTTCGACACGTTCGATGTAGAGACCCGACAGCTTCGCCACCTCTTGCAGCCGGGCCCGCTCTTCTGCGAGATACTTGGTGGCGGTCACATGATCGTCGAGCTCGAAGGCACGTTCTGCGGCGACCGCGGCGGCATCGGCAGCAGCGAGATGACGGGTCACCAGCTTGTTGAGCGTTGCGTCGGTCTTCGCCGAGAACGCTGCGGCTCGCTCTGCGAGGAACGCTTTGGTGACTGCGACAACCGATTTGGTGGACGTGTCGACCTGTGCGGCGACCGCGCGCACGGAGACGCCTTGGAGGCGGAGCGTGATGATCTGCTCTCGTTCCTCCGGCGTGAGGCGTCGGCCTGAGTCTCTGCTCATATGGTTCACCGTTGCTGACCGTGGTAGCCGGTGGAAGGTCAGACTGTTTTCCTGAGTCTCACAAAGCCCTGCAGGACCCGTAACTAGGGTTTCCTCATGACCGTGAAGCCGCCGCCGAAGAAGTGGGAACCGTGGGTCGCCGGCTTCCTCCTTCTCATCTACCTCGGTAACGCATCCCGTGAGGGTGGCCCCGAGGATCCGCTCACCAACGACCTGTTCCTGTTCGCCTCGATCATCTGGTTCATCGCCATCGCCGTTCGTCGTCGCCGCTACGAGCGGACGGTTCGACTTCAGATGAGCGCCCATTCCGGCCAAACGTCGGGACGGACAATCTCCCATCCGAAGCCGCCCAAGCCGACGAGCACCGATCCAGTGGACGAGAGTGGCTCGACATGAACAGCCCCGTTGAACGTATGTACGGCCGTTTCTTCAACCCTTACCTGAACCCGACGGAGCGTCTCCTCGATGCGATCCCGGCGATCTCCGAGATGGTCGCTGACATCGACCGCAGCGACCGTGAGGGAACACTCGGCGTCACAAACGAACGTCTCCTGTTCGTTTCGATGAGAGGCGAGGCTTGGCACCGGTACGGCCTCCTCGCCATCCGCAGCGTCGAGACCGGTCGCATCGTGATGCCGCCGGGGAACGCCTGGCTGATCGTTCACCCGCACGAAATGCGCACCGCCCGTTTCATGGTCGGCAAGAAGCAGGTCGCACGCTTTCTCCCGTTGCTCGAATCTGAGATGCGTCGAGTCGTGAAAGAGAACGGGCCCTACTGATGTTGGAACAAGTACTCAAGCGAGGTGACCTCGTGATTCCCTTCGAGTACGGACTCAGGCTCCGTCCATGAAGCGCATCGGACAGTGGCTCATCAGCCTGGTCATGCTCAGAAACCTCAACTCGCTGAGCGATGCCGAGAAGTCCCCTTCACAGGGTCGAGGCTCTAACTCCACAGCAGGTTCAGCGCTGGCATCTGGTCGTCCGCCCTTGAGTTTCGGACTTCGCCTGGCGATTCTTCTTGGGTTGATTGGCGCTGGCGCCGGCATCTACTTCGGTGTGATCAACAAGCCGGAAGATAAGAGCCGCTACATCAGTCCCGTGGACTCCCCCTCTGTCACCGTTCGCACTCGTCCCCAGGCTCAGGTCGTGGACAGTATCTGTGTCTGGCAGAACGACTCTCAGCAGTACGGCCTCTACTTGATATACAGCGACGGCTCGAAGGTCCGCAACGGCTTCTGTTAGCAGTCAGTCCCACGCCGAGTGATCCGGATGATCACGTTGTCGCCGACACCCAACGTCGGCATCCGCTCCTCCACCCACTCGGGCGTGTCATCCGGCCACAAACCACAACGCACCAGCTCGTCGACGATCGCCTTCTGAGTTGGCATCAAGTTCGACGGGTCTCGACGTCGCCGGTCGCTAACACCGAAACGGATCTGCACGACAGAAGGACCAACAGCCGTTGGCCGGCCGGCGTCGATCCACGCGGCCCGGGTGGCGAGAATCCACGGCTGCAGGAGCCGACGCTTCTCAGCCCAGTGGTGTCGACCGTTAGCGGTGACGGCTCGACCTGGCCGTGGGAACTGCAGCTCGAGGGTCGTCATGGGGCGACCGTTACCGCTAGCTGCAGGGCCGCGGGTCGGGCACCGACGTCACTGTCGGCAGGTCGATGATGAAGCAGTAGTCGCCGGCCGTCCAGGTGAGTGTCGTCCCGTCGAGGGTGAGGTTCTCTCGATCTCGAGCACCGTCGACTGCATGCCGAAGTGCTTCTTCCCAGTTGGTGGTCCCCCACTCCGATTCGAGGAACGCAGCGTCGGCGATCAGGAAGCCCTGCGCCAGGGCGGCAGATTCGGCGGAGGCGTCGACGGCGTCTTGGTAGAGGACGGCGCCACTGATCGTGGCGAGCGAGCCGAGGAGAAGTGCGAGCGCTTTCATGACTGCGGCACCTTGATGACGTCACCGGGTCGGAGGGTCTTGTTGTCGTTGAGGTTGGCGATGCGCTTCCATTTGGCGCCGGAGCCGAGGAGCTGGGCGGAGATCTTCCAGTAGCTGTCGCCGGGCTGAACGACGTAGGTGTCGCCAGGTACCGGCGCCGGCTTTGGTGCGGGTGTCGGGGTCGGCGCGGGTACCTGACCTTGCTCGAAGTCGACGACCGCTTGCGGGATCTTGTCGCCGGCGACGTAACGCCAGTGCCACGGTTCTGACTGAAGCTCCGCCGAGTAGCCGAACCGTCCGGCGTTTGCGATCAGCCAGGCGACGAAGAAGTGGGAGACGCCGACGAGCTGACCGGTGTGGGAGCGGAGTGCGAGATCGACGGCGAGTCCGAGACCGTGGTTAGACGTGCCGGGCACAGCTGCGACCGCCGTCTTCGGTTTCTGCCAGTAGCGGACACCGTTCCACACGCGGCTCGGTCGACCCGGGAGCTCGGTGGTGACGTAGCGAGATTGGAACAAGTTGACCTGTGCTTGATACGACCGGTAGGCGCCGGTGGCGTCGACGTCGAAGCCGGCCTGTTTGGCGACGGCGACAAGGGCACGCATCGCTCGTGCGGCCGGGGCGATCATCTTGAACGACCGGATCCCGCACGGGACGAGTAGCTGAGGGTCAAGCTTTCCGTTCTCCTGGCCGGCGAGCGCCGACGGCTTGACGACTTTGGCGATGGGCAGTTGCATGCCCGGAACCGTCAGCGCCTGGCGCTGTTAGGCAAGAAGTTGAGCGGCTTCGGCAGCGTCGGCGGGATCCATGTCGTCTTGGCGGAGCACCGTGTACACCTCTGCTTGGACGACGGTCAGGTTCGGCGGAGGGATGATCAGTTTGTGTAGGCCGACGGTCGGCTGGTTCGTTGACGGGCAGTAGCAGTAGTTCCCTCGTTCGCATGACGGGCAGTCGCAACGCCAGTAGTGGCACTGCCAGTAGACGGTGTCGAACTGTTGGACGTGTGCCGTCTTGGCATCCATGTTGACCAGGGTGCGTGGCCCTATCTGGAGAAGCGTTCTGATGCTCGGGACGTCGTGTTCGGCGGCGAGTATCGAGAGAAGCGACTGCGAGATGAGGAACACTGTCGAGCAGGGTTGCGCCTCGTCGAGGAGATGTTCGAGGCGGTCAGTCCACACTTTCGAGTGTCTCGGCTGCGGAGATGTCACGTCGACTCCTTTCGAGTACTTGTTGCGAGACCTGGGCGAGGCGCGCGACTTTGATGCCGAGGTCGATGTAGGCGTCGGCGAGGTCGGGGCGACCGGCTTCGAGGAACGCGGCGATGTATTCGGCGTGGGTTCGTGGGGTCATGGCTTTCCTTTCTGGGTTGACGGTGAAATGAACGAAGCGGGGCGCATACCCCGCTTCGTGTGTTGTCAGTAGACGAAGTCGATGTCGAGGAGAACGTCTTCGTCGTCTGAGTGCCACATCTCGTGGTCGGCGCATGCCGAGACGTCGTGGTTGTAGTAGGCGTCGTGACGCCTGAGGAGTGCCGTTTCGGCGACTTCATCTGCGATGCGGCCGTACCCCAACGATTCGAGGTAAGTGCCGTCGAGCACTGCTTCCCAGGCGTCGAGGGTCTCGATCGGGATGCTCCAGCCGTGCCATTGGTAGGTGCCGATTAGTTCGGCTAGCTCGTAGCAGCGGAGTTTGGTGAGCGCACGATCTGAGAGTTCGTAGCTGGTGGACATGGGGTTCCTTTCTTCATGTGAAGTCGGGAGCCCCACGCCCCCGATGCTTCGGGGTTTGGGGTGGTTCGGCGGTTGCCGGTGTGGGGTACCTCAGACAGTCAAGGCTTGACAGCCCGGCGCAAGGGGCTGGACACCTATTCTTCGAACTTTCTGACGACCTCTCGGATCGTGTGCTCCTTGTGTTGAGCGATGAACCGGATCAGGCGCGGCACTTCATCGTCGGTGACCGGCCGGCCGTGGATCTCGAGGAACTCTGAGAGGACCTGGCGTGCGAGTTCGGTTCTGTCCCACAGCCATTTCGGGCATGCCTGGTCTGCGTGTATGACGCAACGTTCGGGGCGGCGGATGATCGTTCCGCACCAGTAGCAGTGCGAGCAGTAGGCGGCTCGAGCTTTGCTCTGACCGATCCGGAACGGGCCGAGACGTCGGCCGTCGATTTGGGCGTAGCTCGCCAGGTGTTCGATCGTGCAGAACGGCATGCCAGCCCCGGAGGAGAGCACGAGGCAGGTGACCGCGGTTTCGATGACCTCACCGGTGTCGTCTTGTTCCTGCTCCATGCTTTCACGGTTGCGGAGACCTGGTTCGAACTCGGGATCAAGCATGCGTGCCTTCTTGTTTCGTCTCACGGCGCGCCGCAGTTGCCAGTACATGCAGATGAGCTTCGGCCAGTACCGGATGGGTATTCGGGGTGTTTCTTGTTGCCGCATCGGCGCCTACATCTGTGTGGGCGCGGCGGTCTGCTCCGGTGAGTTGTTGAGCCTTTCGAAGCCGGTGTCGGTGAGCCGGATGGTTCGTCCAGTGGGGTCGGTGCCGGGCCCGTCGAGGTTCGGTGATCGCCGTTCGATCGTGACGTAGCCGGCGGCGGCGAGATCGGCGAGGTGTCGTGTGAACGTTCGTCCGGAGCAGCCGAGCTGGTCGGCCCATTTCTGGTTCGGCGCTGTCTTCGGGATCGCCTGGGTGGCGAGGAGGACGAGGATCTGATGGGCGACCGGCTTCATGGTTGTCAACCGTCGTCGCTGAATGGGTGTGTGCAAATGGGCGCATCCGGGCGACTGTGCTTAGCGCCGCGGTTATTGCATTCTCCCGGCTATCGGTGGATGGCCGCCATGTACACGTCGCCGAGCGGGTCGCCTTCTACGTCCGGCAGTTTCGACCAGATGTCGATGAGCACTCCGAAGTCTTCCGGCTTTCGAGCAAGGCCGATGTGACTGACAAATCCACCGGAGGCGATGACGCCGACTTTCATGTCGAGGACGAGCGCCCAGAACATTGCGTCATCGGTCGGCTTCTCACCGGCCGCGATCTGGCGCAAGTGGTCCCACTTGAGCCCCGGTGGGAGGTGTTCGCTTTCTCGGATGTTGAGCTGCCAGATGAGTCCCCAGGCGAGACAGAGCGACGTGATCTGGTTGGTGCTGAGTCGGTATCGGTAGTGGCTGGTGGTGGCTTCGACTGCTCGTTGGATGTGTGGGTTCATGGAGACGACGGTGTCGTCGATCTCGCTGGTGCATACTTCCGGGCAACGCCGGATCGTTGTCAGGCTTCGCAGGCCGCGGCGATGTCGTCTTGCGAGAAACCTTCGCCGGGGAAGAGTGCGACAACCTTTCGATCCTCGGGTCGCCAGAATGCGTAATCGTTGTAGGCGATGGTGCTCCCGTCGGGACACTCGGCTTCACCGACACCAAGGAACGTTCGCTCGCCGTCAGGTCCGAGGCAGAAGTTGTCGTCGCCTTCGGGGACGATCGCTCCGAGGGCGTAGACGTCAACGCACGCGGCGATCTCTTCGGCTGCACCTGATCCCGAATCCGAGGATGACGATCCGCATGCAGCGAGTGGCGCCATGGCGCTTGCTCCGATGATTGCGATCAGAAGGTGCGCACGTGACATGCCCTGAGAATACGACGTGCCGGCATACCCGCACCCGTTTCGGTGTAGGCATGCCGGCACTGGACCGGTCGCATCGATTGTGTGGTTAGGGCTGTGCGTGTCCGAACTCGCCGGCGTCGATACGTCTGAGGAGTTCCTCAGCGGCGTCCCACGTGGAGTCTGTTCTGCCCCGGGTTGCGCCGGCTGTCGCCCACGGGAGCAGCTCGGCGACCTGTCCGCGGAGTCGTTCAACTTCGTCAATAACACGTTCAAGTTCGCACATGGCCTGCTTATACGCAGTCTGTGACGACTCATACAAACTTGTCAGACGGTTGGCGCGGTTCTCCTCCCCCACGGCTTTACGAAGAATCAGGTTCTCTTTCCGCAACCGTTCAATCTCGGCGGCGGCTTCCCGCATAAGGGGAGTGTGCGTGGTGCAGTCACAGTCGGCCGTACTCCCGTACTCGGAGCACGCATAGCAGCAGTACGTGTCGGTCTCCCGCAGTCTGGTAACGAGGTCATCCTGCGCTACCGATTCCGCAACATCTGCGCTACCAAATGGGCCTGGTGAAGCAGCGAACTTGTCCCGCAGTTGCGGCAAGTCTTTCGGAGCGTCATCGCAGTAGAGCGCCAGGTATTCCTCGTCGGTCATCTTTGGCCAAACGTCGTCACTCACGACGCCACCTCTCCGAACTCGCCGGACTCGATGCGTTCCAGAAGGCCACTTGCCTCCTGCAAGTAATCGTCGTTTGGTGCTAGCAGGGTGATCATCGGCTGGGCCCCCGAACGGAAACGGTTCATGGGGTCGTCGATACCGTTCGCCTCGACGACTCTTAGCGCACGCTGAGCCCATGGCAACAGTTCATTGATCTGGGCCCTGAGCTTCTCGACCTCGTTGCCGAGGTCTTCGAGAAGCTGCAGCGACCGGTGAATCTGCTCGTCGAGACCGATTCGAGAGGCGCTCATGACGCCATCTCCTCGACCGGCGCTGCCTCCCAATACTCGGGGGTCTCCTTCTGGCGTCGAGCGACAGCAGTCTCCAGTGCGGCAATGACCTCGTCGGCTTGCGCACGAGTGAGATCCTTCGAGCTGCGCACGCCGGCGACCTTCTCAAGACCGGCCCGGTACCTCTCATCGTCGAGGCCAGCCTGACTGCGAAGAACGTGAATGCGCTTCACCTGGCTTGCGGTGACACCTTCCAGGAGCGACTCGTCGAGCAGCGAAACCTTCTTGGCGGTCTCTGCACGTTCAGTGACCTCATCGACAGTCTCGACGTCGATAGCGCCGTGCGAAACAGAAACGCGCGGCGTGCTGTCCGCCTGACTCATCTCCTCGTCCGTGTAGACACCGGCGAGGTCCTGAGGGAACGCCTTACGAAGCGCAAGCGCTTCTGCACACTTGGCGAGCATGCGGTGCGGCATCTTCGCCCAAAGCCCCATCAGCTTGCCATCCTTCGTCGTCTGGCAGTACTCCGCCCAGTGAGCCGTCGCAGTGAACGGCCTGATCTGACCGGCGACGACTTTGTGAACGGTGACCGTGGCCGACAGGGGATGGCCTTTGTCGGACTCGACCCACGACTCGTCGCTGCCGGCGTACGCACCGGTGCGCTCTGCGATTAGGCGATAGCCGTCGATGCCGGTCTGGATCGTGTACTTCTCTCGCTGCGCACGACCGTCCCATCGGCCGATCATTCGAATCTGACCAGCAACCGGGTCGAGCCCAGTTCGCACGCAGTGGTGAAAGAACACTGCGAGGTCGGCTTCGTTCGCCTTGTCAAGACCCATCTGGCGCAATGCGGCGACCTGCTTTGGAGTGAATGCGGTCTGGCCTGGCTGGATCGCCAGCTCGCTGCTGGCCTTCATGATTTCGGACATTCGGGTTCTCCTTTCTCTGTCCTGTGACCGGCTCCCGGCCACGTGACTGACTGTCGGTGCTCTTTCCGATTGCGCAAGTAGGTGGTGACCTCTTCCGAGATCGGGTGATCTCGCCGACGTCTTCCGGCAGCCCCGTGTCCCCACTGAGCGCCTCCCCCCTCCACCTCCTCCTATAGAGGGAGGTGGGAGGGGGTTGAGGCTCTCAGTTGGTGGGTGACACGACCGCCTCCGGGAAGAGGTGCGGGAAGAGGTGGGAGGAGGTGGGTGAATAGCGAAGAGCCGCCCCAGGGAGAAAGGAGGAGAAAACCCGGGGCGGCTCTCGAACCAGGACAGTTGCGGCTCCGAGATCTTTCGCAAGCAACCTCCTTGCGCCTTTTCCGATAGCGCTCACGGTCCCTCTCCGATCCGGCCACAAGGCCGGTGACGAGAGAAAGGAACAGAGAGTGAAGCCGTTGTCCGAAACCTTGTGGGAGCACCTGGTGCTTCTTCCGCCGGGAGTTCGTCTGCAGATCTCAGAGAAGATCTCCGAGGAGCTTCTTGGTGGCTGCACGTTGCGAGCTGTCGAGTATGCGCTGTCGTCGCTTGAGAACCAGGGGAAGATTGTCTGGCATCGCAAGCGTCGGGGTGGCCGCCGTCGGCCGTTCTATGAGGTGACTGTTATCGCCACCGGTTCGGCCGAGGTGTTGTGATGTCGGAGACAACGTTTGATTCTTTCGACCTGGCACCTCCGGTCGACAAAGTGGAGAAGCGCAGCCGTCCCGGTGACTCTTGGCGGCCGGTCGATCTGTCGGTCGTTCTCGCTGACGGTTACGAACCTCCGATGCCTGACGTCGGCTGCGTTACCGGCGCCGAAATCTGTCTCTTCTACCGAGGCCGCATCAACGCAATCTTCGGCGACAGCGGCGGCGGCAAGACCTGGTTCGCTCTCCATGTGATGGCGCAGCACATCCTGGCCGGCGAGGACGTCATCCTGGTCGACTACGAGGACCATCCGGCGTCGCAGGTTGCCCGCCTCGAGCAGATGGGTGTCGCCCGTGAGGCAATCCTTGACCATCTCATCTACATCCAGCCGTCGGAGAAGTGGTCGCAGCAGGGCGAGCATGCGCTCGCTGAGGCGCTCGAAGGTCGTGACGTTGCGGTCGCTGTTCTCGACTCGACCGGTGAGGCGCTCGCTGTCGATGGTGTGTCTCCTAACGCTGATGAGGAGGTCGCCAAGTGGTTCCGTGGTACCGCCAGGTTCTTGGCGCAGCTGGACGCCGCTGTCATACTCCTCGACCACACGGTGAAGGCCCGGGAGAACTCTCGGAACACGGAGTTCGCTTCCGGGTCGCAGCGTAAGCGTGCCGCCATCAATGGGTCGGCGTACTTCCTTGACGTGATCGCTGCACCGTCGAAGTGTTCGGACGGCCAGTTCAAGCTGCTGACCCGGAAGGACCGGTTCGGTTGGCGTAAGCATGGCAGCGTCGCCTGCGAGGTTCTCATGACGAACGTTGACGACGGCCAGGTTCGGTTCCAGGTTTCGCAGCCGGCGGAGACGACGACGCCGACGGGACAGTTCCGTCCGACGTGGTACATGAAGGCAGTCTCAGAGTTCCTTGAGTCGGCAGACGAGGCACTGTCGAAGGCGAAGGTCGTCAAGGGCGTCGGTCGCAAGTATGCGTTCGTGGCGGCGGCTATTGACCGTCTCGCCGAGGAGGGTTTCGTCACCATCACGGATGGTGCTCGTGGGGCGAAGCTCGTCAAGCTCGTGAAGCCGTACGTCGAGCTCGACGACAGCCCGTTCTGAGTCTTGCCCTGGGGGCTGTCGCCGTGACGGTCCCCAGGCATGGACGACGGTGCCCTCTGGGTCGCATACGAGACGGCCGGCGACGAGGCGACCCGATCGGCGCTCGCCCAGCGGATCGTTGAGACCCATCTGCCGTTCCTCCGCTACTACGCCGCCCAGACGGCGTTTCCGTACTGGCCGGATCATGTGCGGGAGGAGTACGTCGCCGAGCTCGTGATCGTCGCCATGCAGCGAGTCCCGACGTACAACCGGCTGCGTCTCGGCGAGAGCGGGAAGGTCGCCAAGTTCGTCACCTATCTGAAGCCGTACCTCCAAGGCGTGCGATGGGACATCTCGGCCAGGGAGGCGCCGCTGCGGGTCGGCCGGGAGAACCGGCGTATGCGTGCGGACGCCCAGCGGTTCATTCGGGAGCGGGAGCAGATCGGTGGTGACGTCTCGTGGGAGGAGATCGCCGAGGCGGTGTCTGTGGCTCATGGGAAGCCGGTGTCGGTTGATCGGATCCGCCGGATCGTGGAGCAGCCGACTGTGGTGTCGGGGGATGCTCATGTCGATGAGGACGGACACACACTGTGGGAGGTCGAGACGCCGGCCGGGAGATCGCCGGAGGATGTCGTCGTCGAGGGCGCGTCGCTTGACGAGTTGACCCGTGAGGTGCGTGAGGCGATTGCAGAGATCGCATCAACACCGTTGGAACGTCGCATCGTTTTCAGTCGTTTGATGGCGACGTCGAGTGATCGTGTGAGTCATCGAGAGATCGCAGAGCGCTGTCATGTCAGCGTGGCGCAGGTGGTGCGGGTTGAGCGTGATCTGGCCGAGCGCCTCCGGGAGGCTCTGAGCGCCCAGTTTCCCCCGCTATAGCCCCGCGAATCGTCGGACACGCTTGTACACGCTGGGACTTTGCGGGACGCCCGGGCCGTCAGTTTGACCAGGGATTTCGTCGAAAAAGTGCCTCTATGCTGGGCGCCCCCGGCAGGGATCGAACCTGCGACCTGCGGTTTAGGAAACCGTAGGTCTTTCACTGATAACCCCTGCTCAGGTGGCTAGGAGTCGCCTCACTGGCGATCGTCCCCCACTATGTCCCCACAGTTCGATTCAGGTGTCCAGTAGCGTCCATGTGTGTGTACCCGGAGAATGCAACGTAGTGGTTCGCCTCAACAGTTGCTGTCATGAGCACCACTGCCCATGCAGATACAAAGAGCCGGAAGGCTTCGGACTGGATGTCCCAGCAGGACGTCCTGGCCGAGCTCGGCATCTCCCGCAGCACGCTGCACAAGTGGCGTATCGAGGGCCGCGGCCCTTCGTTCCGCAAGCTCCCCAACGGGGAGCTGCGCATTCGGCGTGCCGATCTGCACGCCTGGTTCCTCACCCTTGAGGAGGTGGAGTGATGGGTAAGCGAGGCGCCGAGGTCAAGGTGTTCACGGTCCGCAAGAGAACGGACCCGAAGACGGCGAAGGTGTACCACCGGGTCCGCTGGGTCGTCCGGGGACGGAACCACGAGGCGAACTTCCGCTACCAGAAGCAGGCGAACAGCTTCCAAAGCGAACTCGTCAAAGCAGTCAGCAATGGGGAACGTTTCTCTAACGAGACTGGTCTCCCACTGTCGATGGAGCTCTCGCAGATCAACACTGCGATCATGTGCCGCCAGTGGGTGGACTCGAAGCGGTCGGCTTGGGAGCCGAAGACTCGTGAGTCGAACATCGTTCCGCTAGCGGAGATGCTCGTCGAGCTTGTTACCTCTCGGGCCCCGGAGCCGCCGGCCGGGATCGTCAAAGCCATCTCCCTCTGGCTGATGGACAAAGGTGACCAGCCGGCATGGCTTGCCAAGTATTCGCTGCCGCTGGCTGAATGCACGCCGGCTCGATGCGCCGATGCGATGAGCGTTCTGTCTCATTGTCTCGACGAAGACGGCAACCGTACGTCGACTCTGAAGAAGCCGAACACTGTGAACCGCTACCGGCGGGCATGTCGGCCGTTCTTCGATTTCGCTGTTCGACGTGAGCTGCTCCGGACGAACCCTTGGCCGGTAGCTCCTCGAGGGAAGCGAACCAGGAAGGAAACGTCGTCGAAGGCGGTCCGGGTCGATCTGCTTCCTTCCGCAGAGGAAGCGAAGGCAGCGATCGAAGCTGTGAAGAGTCATCAGCCACGCTCAGTCGAGTATCAGATGATCTGTGCGATGGTGTTCTACGCAGGTTTCCGTCCGAGTGAAGCTCGGGCGTTGACCATCGAGGCATGTGACCTTCCCGACGAAGGTTGGGGCGAGGCAAGCATCGAAGCTGCGGCGAAGTTGACTGGTCGTTTCGCTGAGGCGGGCGACTCTTCGATTGGTCCGCCGAAGACGGCCGACCGTACGGTGCCGCTGTCTCCGGTTCTTGTCGAAATGATCCGCGCGCACATCGGGGATCGCACCGAGGGCCTGATCTGTCGGTCCGCTTCTGGCGGCCCGGTCGATCTGAGTCGCCTGGATCGTGCATGGCGTCGGGCCCGTGGGGCGAAGCAATGGCGTGTGTACGACCTGCGGCACGCTCATGCGACGCTCGCCCTCGGTGCCGGCATGCCCGCTGCCGAGGTCGCACGTCGACTCGGTCACTCGGTCAAGGTGCTGTTCGACATCTATGTCGGAGCGATGCCGGCTGACGTGTCAACCGGGAACGCTCTTCTCGACAAGGCGTTCGGCTGAGCCTCGATCGGGAGGATCCCGACTTAGCGGCGGCCCTGTATTTGTCGGCCGGCGTGTTCTTCCTCCTATACGGATTGTGGGAAATCCTCCGCTGCACTTGTGTCAACCCTTGACGCTCTCATGGTGTGCGGTGTCCAATACACACACCTCTAGGAGGAAATCATGAGCCAGCTACCGATGGTCGAGTTGACCGGCGGAGATGATCTAGACCCGATCGTGATCACCAGGATTGCGTTCACCATGTTCGAGTCGCAGAGTGCGGCGGAAGGAATCCCGTTGCTCCCTCCATCGGGTCTCGACTTTGAGACACCGGTGCGCATTCCTCGACGTCAGGTCAAGCGGTCCTTTCCGCTGTTGGCTGACATCGCTGGGCTACTCGACGGCCTGCCGATCTTCGGTTCGGATCTGCGTGCGATCGAGAAGGCGTTCGTCCAGTGGGACGACGTGTACGTGAGAGCGATCTCAGACTGATTGGGCACCCCGCTTCGGCGGGGTGTCTTCTTTTCTATGCTGGCTGCATGGTTGATCCCGACGATGACTTCACGCCGGAGGAGCTCGAGGAGCTTGAGCGCCTTGCAGAAGGTGCCCGCGGTCTTGCTGCGGCCGGCTTTTCGTGGGAGTCGACGGTTCGCCGCAAGGAGTGCCTCCTCCCGGAGGACTTCTCTTGGATGGAGGAGGCCGGCCTGACTCCTCCGGATACTGAAGAGTCTGCGTCAGAGTCGTGAACTCCGCCGGCGAAGAAGAGCCGCTTCCTCACGGGCGCGGACTGACGCCGGTGGAGGCGCTGTCCGTTTGGCTCAGCAGATTGCCGGTTTTCAGGCAACTGAGCCAAGGTGGCACTGTTCGTCTCCCCAAGGTCAATCCCTTGTTCACGCTCGTTGTGATCGTTGCGCTCGTAGCCGGCTCTGTCATCGGAGTACGCACGTTGACCGCCGATGACCACCGCTGCCGTGACATCAACAGAGCCTTCGACATTTTCGCAACACCTCCCCCACCGCTCCTGACTGAAATCCCCGATCCGCTTCGAACGACCAACGCTGCTGTGGGCCTGATCATGAAGTTGGAAGAGACCAATAAGCAGTGGTACTCGCTGGCACGTCTCACCATGGACGAGCAGGCTCAGTTCATGAAAGCGAGCCTGGAGACCTACTGGATCTCTTGGGTGGCAAACAAGCGCAATCAGACTCTCTTGGAAGAGGGCTGCTGACCTACTTGCGCCTTTTCCACCAGCCCGGAAAGTAGCTGGAGAGGAAAGGAGAGCAATGGAACTCACACGATGCGACGAATGCAAGATGGTCACATGGGTGACCAGCTGCAAGGTGTACGTCGAGCGATACGACCGCTACGAGACCCGGCAGCGCTGCGAAGACTGCTACGACGTCGAAGCGGTCGCCGCCCGAGAGTGGCGCAAAGCAGCCCTCGACATCTACTAGATCTCACAACACGGTTCAGCGTGAGACGAGACCCCCGGTGTGAACGACCGGGGGTCTCACCTTTCCAGGGTGTCGGTGATCCCGTCGAGGAAGACGTCGACCGGGACGTCGAGCAACGCTTTCGCCAGCCGGCGACGTTTCGACGGCGGCGTGAGAGCCAACAGTTCGGCTGCAAGCCGGGTCGCTCCACCAGTGGGTAGCAGTGCCACCGCCAACTCTCGGGCGATGTCGCAGTCCGCGCCAATCACCTCACCCCATTTGCTCTGATACACCACGACGTCTCTGCTTCCGTGCCTCGCTAACGCCAATCCGGTACCAGACAGCGCATGGCGGGCTACAAGGCTTCTTATGGCGACACGTCCCGATTTCCCATTGCCTGGGTAGGCGATGAAGAGGAGATAGTCACGACCGGGATGAAGTTTCCGTGTCCCGGCGAGAAGTTCGATGAGGGCACGATCCGGATCGAGGCCTCGACGTGCCCGATCAATCGAACCGTCTGCATCGGTCAGCCAGGAGAGAAGCGGCCCGAGAGCGACAGCAAAGTTTCGTCTCGTTGCCTTCAGGTCGGTCTCAAGTTTCACGTTCGCCGGCACTCTGGTCTCCGACTCGGCATGCTCCCAGACCAGCCATGCGTCGCAAGGCCGGCGAGACCCCGGCACTTTCTCAACGTGAAAGCCGGTCACCGGCGGCAGGTCCTCGAGCGTGACCGAAGCAGCTACGACGTCGGCCGACAGTGTGGCTGACTCGACAAGGAGGTCGACGAGCACATCTTCGAACCGCTTCGGATCTCCGGCCGCGGCTTTCTCAGCAGCGCCGACAAGCTGGATGACAGAGGGAAGAGCAGCGAGAGCGTCTGCCAGTCGGGCGATGTCTGATAGCCAACGCCGAGACGGCCCTCCCTGCACGCTCATGCGACGAACCGTCAGTGCGGCTCTCGCAGAGGCAAGTCAGTTGGTGCGACCCCAGCGGTCGTCGGTCGGGTCGAGCCAGGTGATGATGAGCGGCAAGATCGAGGCGGTGCCGGCAGCAAGCCAGGTGCGCAGATCGCCGAGCGACACAGCGGCGATGTCTCCCCCGTCAGCGAGGAAGAGGCTCAGGATGGTGGCGGCGAAGACTTTGGCGTACGACTTGAACATGTCAGGCACCGTTGCTGCGGCGTGCGAGTTCGAGGCGAAGCTTGTGAACTTCAAGGGCGAGAGCGTCCGCTTCGGCGCGGGTCCGTGCGAGCTCCGTACGGGTCTGCGCCAACTCGTTTCGGGTTTCCTCCAACTGGCTTCGCAGCTGTTCGATCGCATCGGACATCGAACCGACGAGAGTCTCGGCGCCCTGGGCCACCGCATGGGCGCCGGCGGCGATGACCTGTTCGGTTTCCGCGCCCAACTTCTTGCGAGTGAGCAGCGACGCGATCAGCGCAGATAGCGGGCCGGTGACTAACGCTCCAAGGAAAGCCCATGCCGCTGCACTCATAACAACGACAACGGTTGCTGACTAGCTCTGACGCTGCGTGAGCGCCAGTCGAGACAGCTCCGTCAGGAGCGCCGGGTTGTGGCGGGATCGTGACCCGACGAGTTTCCCGTCGACGTAGCGGGCCGGTTCCAAGTCGAGGGTCACCCGATACGACCCGGATGACTCTTCGATGAGCGTCGCCTGCCGGTTGATGATCCGGTACGGACCCAAGATCTGGCCGAGCTGCCGGTCTCGCAGGTCGACGGTGACGACATCACCGACGCCGAGGTCGGTCAGGCCGAACGGTCGTTCCGGTGTGACGATCAGATCGACAGTAAGGGCTTGCGCCTGGGTGGCGGACGCCTCGACGATCCGCTGGGCCAACAGTTCACAGTCGGCGTTCGACAGAAGCTGCGGAGCCGAATACGTCTTCTCGACCCGGCCGTAGATGGCGAGACCGGCGGCGCTCTCTGCCACTCCGACGTAGTTCCCTCCGGTCGTGTCGGCTCCGACAACACGTGCGACGGTGACAACTCCTTCGGCGCGGGTTGACCAGGAGGCGACGTCAGCCATGCCGGACGTGATCCGGACCCGGGAACGGTTGTCGATACCTCGGGTCGGTTGGGCGTGTAGTTCCCGGTGGGCGTCGATCCAGATTTCGGGTGCGCCGACTCGTTCGGCGATCTTGCCGAGACAGTCGCCGATGGTGGTGCCAGCGTCGAAGGTGACGGTGGCGTTCGTGCCGGCCGGTGAAGTTGCATCGCTTATTGCGAGGTTCCCGTAGTCGAGTGCCTGCGAATCGGCGACCAGGTCGGCGACGATGGCACTCATGTCGACTCCGACGTAGGAGGCGTCCGCGGTCAGGATGCGCTGGTCGAAGTATGAGAGGAGGCCGGCCGCAGAGATGGTCGCTGTTTCGCTTGTCGTCTGCCACGTTGTTTCGGTGATCGGGCCGCAGAACACGGGTTGGCCGCCGATAGCGATCAGCACTTCGACGCTGGCCGAGTCGACGAGCTGGGTGACGGAGGTGCCGAGATCGGTGGCCCGGCGGAGCAGTTCGTCGGTCGAAACCTCAATCTCGGCGTATCCCGCTCCGTCCAACGAATCGGTGAACGACAGGCTCTTGACCGCCCTGAGCGGTGTGCGTGTCTCTACGGTGGCGACGTCAACCCCTCTGACGACCTTCTGGAGCCATACTCCCGTTGTCGGTGAGCCGATGACACCGGTGATCTTGACGGGGTTCGATGCGAGGCCCGACGAGTCGAGGGCACGTACCCAGAACGTGTAGCGGGTGACGGTGGCGCCTGGCGGTGTTTGCGTCATGCGGACGACGGCTTGCTGATCGGTGAGGTCGGTGTCGACGACTTCGAGGTTGACACCGCCGGGAAGTGACAGCACCGAACCAAACGATGTCGAGTCGTCGGACACTTCGATCTGGAAGGCGTACGTCTCCCCCGTGTCCGGGTCGTATGTGGTGAACAGACCTTCGACCGTCTGCCCCCATCGGGCTGCCGGCATTCGGCCTTGCACCATGCCCGGCTGGTCGGGCACCGAAACGATCGTTCCTTCGAGGATCCGTGTCGGCCCGTAGACGGGTGGGGTCGAGTCCTCTCGAACTCGTGCCGCATACCGGTAGGCGCCGTATTCGTTGGCGGACGGTTCGGTTCGCATCGTGACAGCGAGATCGTCCTCTGCCATGGCGACGACTCGGATCACGGCCTTGTCGACTTCGATTTCGCCGCTGTCGGTCCAGGCGATCGGTGCGTAGCTGCCGGGCCCGGTTGAGGACACTTCGGCGAGTTCGATGGTGTAGCCGGCGGCGCCGTCTGCCGGGTCGACGTCGGGGTCGGTCCACGTGAGTTCGTATTCGACTGGGGTGTCTTCGTCGGTGTCGGGGATGTTGCCGGCGAGTGTTGACGGTGCGTCTCCAACTGGGTCGACAGTGACGAACACGGTCGTCCAGGCCGACCAGAGGCCGTTGGATACTCGGGTGTCGAACTTGGTGGTGCCGTTCCAGTTGGCGTTCGGTGTGAACGAGATGGAGCCGGTGCGGTTCGTGTTGTTCTGCGAGCTGATGGTTGCGGTGCCGACTGGCGTGTCGCCGTCGAGGACGGTGATCGTGGTGCCGGTGGTGGTGTGCCAGTCGGGTTGCGGCTGATCCGGGTAGAGGGTGTCCCAGTTGGCTGGCTTCGATGTTTGTGGCGACAGCTGCCATGTGTAGGTGCCGACCTTGTCGGGGTCGGTGAAGGTGAACGTGCCGATCGACGTGGTGTCTTCGGGGACTGTGGGCATTTCGCCGGTCGGCGCGGCGGGCGGTTCGGGGTCGTTGTCGTAGACGGTGATGAACGTCGAGGAGGCGCTGGTGCGGAGCGTGTAGTCGGGGTCGACGATGCGCCAGCGTGTCCATACTCGAAGGGTGCCGAACCAGTCGTTGGTTGGGGTGACTGTGACGATGGCGCCGGTGTCGATCGTCGGGTCGTCTTTCGTGACGGACAGGACGCCTTTCCCGGGGATGGTGAGTGCGGTCGGGTTGGGTACCCAGGTGCCGGTGTCGAGGGCGAGAACTTCAAGGATGGCGGTGCCGCCAGAGTTTTCGGGGTCGTAGCCGGTGACGTTGGCGATGAGGATGTCGCCTTCGACGAGGCTGGTGGGCCAGTCGTCTGATTCGGGTGGTGTTGGCGGTCCGAAGGTGAGTTCGCCGCCGACGAGCTGTCCCCACACACCTTCGCTGAGCGTGGTCACCCAACGGTTACGTGGGGACAGAACTTGTGTCGTCGTGTCGTCGGCGTCGACGATCGTTGTTGACGTCGTAGCTATCGGACCTGGCGACAGAATTGTGATCGCATTTCCGAGCGAGTCAACGGTGAAGCCCTGTTGGAACATGTTCTGGTCTGCAGAGATGGGCGTCCAATAGGCGTATGTGCTTTGGATCGTGTCGAGGGTTGCCGGGTCTACTTCGAAAAGCTTGGTACCTCGATTGGACCAGTCGTTAGCGCTCACCGGAACCAGCAGCTTCAGCGAGCCACAGATAGCGATCGGTTCGGGCCTCGAAGTTGTTCCAGCAAGATTGCTTACAAGAGTGGCGTCGACGGTGATACCGGCAAGAGTTCGCTTCCACAGTGCTATCGACGTTCCAGCCACGGTCGCCGCGGGCGTAGTCACTGAGCCGTCTGTCCATGTCGCGCCTGCGGAATGTGAGGAGCTGGTGGTTCGAGCGCTCAAGTAGTAGTGAGACTCGTCGACGGCGATGTAGATCCCTCTCGCCGATGTCACCGATGACGGAGGCCAACCGTCATGGCCGTTGACTGCGCCGTTCAACGCAATACGAGCAACGCCTCCCTGGGTTGGCGAAACCACCCCGCCGACACTCGGGAAGTTCGTCGCCTGTTGCGAGAGGACATAGGACACACCGTCCGACCCGATGTCCGCACCCTCAAATGCTCCACGAGCCCACATGTATCCCCATAGGTGGGCGAGCTGTGGGGTCAAACCTGCAGCCCAAGTTGTGGTCGCCGATCTGGAAACAGAACTCAGTGCGACACCGGCGACGGTCACTCCTGTCGCAGTTGATGACAGAGGTCCCGCTATCAGAACCCGGTTGGCTGACGCGCGGAGCACTGCGTTACCGATGGTCTGGGTGCCGCCGAACGTGACACGGCAACGATTACCTGTCCAGTTCCCTGTCGCATACAACTCTGCGACCAGAAGCTGGTTGCCGTTGACGCTGAAGACATCAGTAAAGGCGAATGTGCCGTCCTGGTTGTAGAACGAGCGGGTCTGCCCGGTGAGGGACAACATCGCATAGATGCGGCCGTCGGGCGCCTGGTCGATCGACGCGATCGCTCCGCCGTTGATCCACGCAGACCATTGGACCACCCCGTCGAGGTCAATACCGACTACGACGTTCCCAGAGGTGACCCCGGCCGGCGGAAGGATCTCCTGTGCGCCGACACGGAACTTGGTTCGAGCGGACCCTCCGAAAGCGATGACGACTTGGTCGGTGAAACGTTGTGAGATCAGGACGTTCGAGGAGACCTGCCAACTTGATCCCGTCCAATCTTCGAGCGACTGCGTGAACCCGCCAGCTATCGAAACGTACGACGTGATCGTCGCCGAGTACGTGGGTCCAGGTGTTCCGGAACCAACTCGGGCCCGCATGAAGATCGTCGCCGAACCCTCCACCTCCGGGGTGATGGCAACTGCTACGACCGCATAGTTCCCTACATCCGGCTCAGCCCACACCCCCTGGGGAGCGTCACCTAGAAACGTCGGTGACGGGTTGACGTCTTCCCATGTGGTGCCGTTCGTCGAGAACTCGAGAAACACCGGTGACTGTCCGACGTAGTCGGTGACGAAATAGCCGACCGACTGCTCCCCCACCTGAACGGTCGGCATCGTCCCCGATGTGATCGTGGTCGACATCATTCACTCCAACCGGAACGCCAAGACACCGTCCCAGACGCAGTCCCACCGCCGGCGAGGACTGTCACATAGAGGCTGTTCGCACCGGGCTGCAACGCCGGGAACCGTGATGCGACTGCGACCGTCTGCAACACGGACACACCGTCAAGGAGCACCGACTCAAAACCCGGTTTCGTCGCCACGATCAGTTCGTCGCCGGCGGGTAGGCCGTCGAGTTGGAGGTATTCGCCGGTCGTCGTGTTGCCAACCTTCACGCTGGACACCGTTCCGGTGAGCTCAACGGTGAAGGTCGGCCAAACGGGTGCGGAGCCGATGTTCGTGGTGGTCGCACCGATTGCTACAGACGAAACCGTCGCAGATACCGCCGTCGGGTCTGGGCAGACGAGTGTCAGCGCATAGTTCAGGAAGTGAGATCCGGTGGACGTGAACTCGACCGCGCCGTCGAGATAGCCGTACAGCTCTCGGGTCGCACCGTCGCTTGTCCAACGGATCGTGACGGTCTGGCCGCCCCGATCGGCGCACGCTGAGATCAGTGCCGCCCGAGCAACCTGTACTTCGGTGGCGTCCGCTCCGACGACCGTGCCGGCGAGCGTGACCGTTCGAAACGTCTGTAAGCCGGGGGCGACGATGCCGCCAGGCACGAGCGGTAGATCGGCAACTCGAAGTGTTCGAGGGGCGGCGTCGAGGTTCAGATCGGTGAGCGTGTAGCCGGCAGGTTGACCGTTCGTGTAGGTGACAGAGCCGAGAGTGATCGGGTCGCCTACCGGTGGGATGAGTGTGATCTGACGTAGGTTCACGGGAGCCTCCGGGTGCCAACCGTTGCGGTTGCTCGCCGGTGGAGGCGGTCGAGTTCACGTGCGAGTGCCGCCGGGTCGTCGGCCGCACGCCCGGTCACATTGACGTTCATGGTGACGTACGTGTCGCCGGTCTTGTCGAGCGGTCGAACCTCCGCGCCTCGAGGAAGGGTCAACAGTTCAGGTCCTTCCTCCCCGACCAGCACGGTTCCTGCTGACGTGGTGGTTCCACCTTCGGCGAGTCCGGGGACAACAGCCGAGATCGCACTGCCAAGGAAAGAGTTGGCAATCTTCTCGCCAGCCCAGTCTGCGAACCCGGTCTCCTTGGCGAGGAGGTAGCCGCCGGCGAACGCTGCCGTTCCTGCAAGCGCTGCGCTACCAAATCCGACGCCGCCGACAGCTGCGGCTCCGCCAGCGGCGGCGGCCCGACCCTGCGCTGTTGCCGCAGTAGTCGCAGCAGTCGACACGAGACCCCATCGGGCTGCCAAAGCGGTCAACACGCCCATCAGCGACTGGACAGCACCGATCACAGTCGTGATCGGACCTGCAACTGCGGCGAAGCCGAGACCGATCAAGATGGCGTTCTGCTGACCCTCAGACAGGTTGTTGAACTTGTCGACGAGATCGCTGACGAAACCGAGGACCTTCTGCACGGTCGGCATCAGATTCTCGCCGAGCTCAGCAGCCATCTCCTTCGTCTGCTCTTTGGCACGTTCCGCCTGGTTGGCGTACGAGTCTTTCGTCCGCGCGTAGTCGCCTTCAGCGATCGACGACTGCTCCATGATGATGTTGTAAGCGGCTCGCATCTTTGTCTCGGCGTCGAGAGCTGGGATCGACTTGTCCTCGATAGCGGCCGCCAGCTTCTGGTTGGCGATCTCCATCGCCATCTGCGCTTCTTGAGCCTTCGACGAGTTCGCCCCATGCTTCTCAACTGCTTCGGCGTACGTACGGGCCGCCTTCTGAGCGGCGAGCTGTGCCGACATCACTTTCGTCGTGTCGCCCTCCACTTGGATCAGACCAGACGACAGAGCCTCCGCCTGGAGAGCTGCTTCGGACAGTTGGACGCCGTAGCGGCGGAGCGGCTCGGTCTCCCCTCGTAGGCCGGCCGAGATCGCCTGCAACACCTCCTCGGTTGACGAAGCGTTGAATAGCGACTTGATGTCACGGCCCCGGGTGATCAGATCCTCCGTCATCCTCTGTGCTTCTGCGACGTCGACGCCCTGCGCAGTGAGCATCGCTCCGAGAGGGGTCGCCATCTGCAGGACCGTCTGCCGGGCGAGACCGAGGTTGTCGATCGCCGACTGCGAGAAAGCGTTCATCTCGTCGGCGGCGTCGCCGAACACGACAGATGAAGCGTTGACCGCTTCCCCGAGGTCTGACGCCTGGTTGATTGCCATGGCAAACCCGCCGACGATGGGAGTAGTCACAGCGAGCGACATCTTTCCGCCGGCCGCCATCAGTTTCGACCCGGAAGCGCTCAGGCGTTTCGCTTTGTCTTCGAGGGTGTCGAGTTCACGTTTCGCACGGTCGGTGCCGTCTTTGGTGCCTTCGGCGATGCCTTCGCCGACGGCTTGGCCGCCTTCTCGGCCGGCGCGCTCCATGTCGTCGACGAGTTCCTTGCGGGCGTCGTCACCAGCTTGGGAGACACCTTTCTTCAGTTCGCTGCGGAACCCTTCGAGGTCGGGGCGGATGCGAACGACCGCCGACATCAGCGATCTACGGTTCACGGCTCACCACCTCCACGACTGCGCCTCGATGCCGTTGGATGCGTGAAACGAACTCCTCGACGGACTGCGGCGACCTCACAGGGGGAACCGTTGCGGCATGCTCTACGGCTTGCACTAGACGAGATGCCGGTGACAGCCCGTAGAGAAGGACGGTGAACTCGGCCGCGGACAATGCGAGAAGGTCGTCCCAAGAGATGCCGTACTCCCGGCGGAAGTCGGCGACGGTGACAGCGGTGTGTCGTTCGTAGATGGCCGCCGCGTCGAGGATCTGTCGGACGGCGGGACATGCCCGCCGGATCAGTTTCCCGGACCGCCACCCAACACGTCGGCGAGTTTCAGTTCGTCGACCAGCCAGTTGAGGAAACGAAGGAACTCGTCGGTCGGGAC